TTTTCCCACATAAACTCCAAATTTACATGTATCCCAGATTTCTCACAAAATCAACATGGGATTCTAATTTAACTATTTTGCCTAGTCTGGCATTCTCGGCTGCCGTGGCACGGTTGTAACCCGTAAATAACGCGACCCGCTCAGCATCCCAACCACGTTCGACCATTCTCCGTTGGCGTAGCTGCTCTCCAGGCTCGTACTCTGCCAGAACGTACTTGACGCCGAAGCGATTACAGGCACGGACTAACTTCTCCAGAGGCCACTGGGTCATGATTGCCCGAGCTCCGCGCGTGATGCACCAACTGACAGATGCCCTAGCTTCCAGGTCTCCCGTGGACATTCCATCCTGAGGTTGTTGCCGCCGAGGACGCCAACCGACCAATTGATACACGGGCACATCCATATCCACGATCCTGGTCCAGCGCCCGCATATCCACGACTTGCCAGCACAATTGCCCGCCCATACCAACCACAATGTATCATGCTTCTCATTATTCTCAAGCTTGTCATGTAGGGCTGGCACGCGATATGGCATACTTTGTGCCCAGCTACGCAATCCCGAATCCAGTAGATTTACACTGCGTAGGAGAGGTTGCTTCTCAACGACGGACGCGTATTGGCTCCATGCCTGCGGACTCAGGGTGTGTCTCAGATCCAGCGTGGCACCGACCAGCTTTGCCAGGTACACGTCGATACCGAGCCTCGCCGCTTGCTCCTCTTCGTCGACTGGTCTGCGTGGCTGTTTCACGCTTCGCGCCATCGTGGCAATGAGATCGAACGGGACCGGAGCTAGTTCCTCAGATACCTCTGTCTCGTATTTCCTTCTCACGCGCTCTGGCCACAATGCACGCGCCTCGTCTCGGAGCTGCCGTTGCCGATAATGGTGGAAGCTACTACCAGTGGACTCCTCGAGTAAATATTTCCAGTACTGCTCTGACCTTCCCTCTCGCAACTTATCCAAAACGGGCTTGACCCGCCACATCCATGCCTGCGTTGCCCTCGAAGGCCACCACTTCCGAGGTTCTGGCTTAGTCGAGATTTGAGGCACCTCGAGACGTTCCCCACTAGTTCCAGTCCACAAGGCATGGTCTCCGCGGAAGTTCCACCATTCCAGCGGTTTCGATTTCCCACCTTTAGCACCTACTTCCTTCCCGCGCTCAGGAAGGACTACCATTAGGCGATCGAGAATGTAGACACAGGCCTTTCGGGCTGTCTCCAGATCCATGCCCCGCGACACGGCCTCCCACCAGTTATCTTGCGTGCTTTGGATTGCGGAATCGTACCATACACCAGGCTCAACATACCAATTGCCAGATGCCAGTGTCGCCAACAACCGAGCCAATGGACGGATGGGCAGGTTGGGACCAGCCATATTGCGCTGCAAGAACGTGTGCCCGTACTCCACGTCTTCACAGCACGTACCCCTGCAGGTAGCCGGTCCACCAGCACGTTGTTTCTTGAACTGGAGTTGGTGCCCTGCTCCATTCATGCTAAATAGGTAGTACAGAGCAGCAATCCAGTCACGGAACAACGCATCCTCATCATCTCCGACGATGTTAAGATCATCCATGACCACCTCTTCTTCGTTCAAGATCGATGCGTCTGCCAGCGCAAAATGTGTGTAAGCTGGGTGCAGGTAGTTATGATCCAGTAGAGTGTTGCGACTACCCGAGTATAGGCCATTGACCACACGCGCACTGACACCACCCATACCGCGTAGGAAAGCCAAACTGTGTCCAACAGCCATCCATAGGTTACAGGCCTGCTTCTCAATTGAAGCTGGATCTGATGACACACTTCGCCATGCGTTGGCCCTGGCAATGCACGCTAGCGCCAGCTCGAACTTTGCGTGCTCGGTGTTGAAGTTGCTGAAATCAATTGAGCACCAGAAACCCTTCCGCTTTCGTGACTCATCATGTTTCACCACCCATTCGGCCACGTCCACAGGCATCTGCTTCCCGTATATGCCCCAAAAGTTCATGGCCTTCTCCAGGTGCACTGACGCGAATGCTTCTATAGTATAGCTCCCATCGTCGTTGGCATGAATGGGCCGCAACTTATCGCCTGGCTCGTTTTTTGTGGAAGTCCGTGCCACGGTCTGAGGCTCCGTCATGAGCACACGATGCACCCAGGTATCATCGAGCACCTCAGCAACTGCCTTCTTGTTTGGACGATCCTGGCCACGCAACCGCTCATCAGAAACTAGCTTCTCCCGACTCAGTGCACGTAGCGACGATGAACCCGAAGGCGTCGCGTGGTGGCGGGCGAACCACCATGATGTCATCGTTTCCAGAGGCCTACCAGCCAATCCGTTACGCAGGTGCTCGCGTCCCAGTGACTCCAGGTATGGCATCAGGCCATCAAGATATGCTTTTGCCGGTTCTGGACCAAACAATCGTGTCTTCGGTACACACCACGTTGTGCGCTCCATGATATCTTGGGCCCAATCAGCATCTCCCCGATCCCGCGAACTGACACTGAATATGGCCCGTAGCTGTTGCACCAGATTTCCCCGCACGCTACCAAACATGTTCGAACGATACACCCAGTCGATATCGCCCTTGAATTTCTTTATCCACTGATCCACCGGTACCGTGAACCAACCGTACAGATGGAGGCATTCGCGCAACCCAGGCGGTAGTGAACGTATGAACATGATCACCGCCGCAAGAGTCCATTCCTCACTGTTCGAGATTGCAACCAGATGTTGCTCACATGCGCTTAGATTCTCCCAACCCCAGAAATCCAGATGTAGGCGGATTGGCGAACCACCCGTCCACTTCTCCGGGGGTCGAGCATCCCAGTCCACGAATTCATGCTTCTCATTAACAGTACCAACACGCATTTCATCAAATAAATAATAGAAATCACACGAATCAGAAACCCCCGGCTGCAGCTCCACGCGATACATCGCTAACTGCACTGCAGTTAACGATCTGCACCAGGCACGGAATCCCT